TGAGAAGAAGAAGGATGGCACACCAATTGATGTCATTCACATCGAGGGACGTGTCGACAAGGGATATAGCCCAGAGGGGTTCAAGGACGAGGAAGCGTTCCTTCTTGATATGCGGAAGCAGTACGCTGCTGATGTCGACTTCGATCGCCACAATCGTGACGAAGCCTTGGATGACAAAAGGTTCTCTGCCGGTGAGCAGTGGGACCCTCAGGTCATTGAACAGCGTAAGGGTCTTCCGTGTCTCGTCATCAATTCCATTCCTCAGTTCACTGCCCAGCTCGTAGGAGACTGGCGACAGGGGCGGAAGGCAATTAAGGTACTCCCTACCAATGATGAAGATCAGGACGTCGCCTCCGTACGAGGAGACCTCATTCGAAGCATTGAAGCACAGTCAAGAGCTGATCGCGTCTATGACAGCGCGTTTGAATCACTTGTCCAGTGCGGAGATGGAGCTCTCAGGCTCTCCGTTGAATATGCCCGCGATGACGTCTTTGATCAGGACATCTTCATCCGACCTATTGAAGATGCTCTCGCAGTTGTCTGGGATCGTTTCGCTGTTGACCCAACGGGTCGTGATGCCAAGCGAGTCTTCGTCGATGACCGAATCCCAAAGGACGAGTTCGACCGAAAGTGGCCGGACACTGCCCCAGGGAGTCTAGACGACAGCAAGTCCTTCGGTGATATGCGGAGTCAGGGATGGATCGAGGACGATTCGTACCGTATCACTGAATACTGGAGGCTGATTGAACGGCAGCGGTTGATGGCTATCTTCCCTGACGGAAAAGTCTTCGAAGTCAATTCAGACAACCTCGAACAGCTCACTGAAGAGCATGGCCCTCCGGTTAAGACTCGTGTAGCTTGGGTGTCTTACGCCCAGATGCATCTCGTCACTGGTTTCGCCGTCCTCTCAGGCCCGTACGAATACCGGCTCAATCGTCTCCCTATCATTCGTATGAGTGGTCGGGTAGTCAATGTCTCTGGTCGTCGTATCCGCTACGGTCTCGTCCGGTTCATGAAGGACCCTGTCCGACTCAAGAACTTTTGGCGGAGTGTCGCAGCAGAGCAGCTCGGCTATGCACCGAAGGCTCAGTGGATTGCTCCGGAGTCTGCAGTCGAAGGTCGTGAAGACGACTTCCGCAAGGCTCACTTATCACGTGATCCTTTGATCGTCTACAACGACGGAGCGGAAGCGCCCCCGATGAGGGTCGACCCACCGGCCCCTCAGGCTGCACTCCTCAACGAAGCAAACGTCAACGCCCAGGACATGAAAGATGTCACGGGTATTCATGACGCCTCCCTCGGTATCAAGTCCAATGAAACAAGTGGACGAGCTATCCAGGCGAGACAACGTGAAGGTGACGTCGCTTCTATCACTTTCTATGACAATGCCAACGCCGCGGTTCTAGAAGCCGGGGACGTAATCAACCAACTCATCCCTCAGATTTACGACGGTACTCGGACGACGAGAATCATCGGTGAAGATGAGACAGTTAAGTTCCAGCGGATCAACGATCCTATGGATCCTGACTCGGTTGATTTAAGTGTCGGCATGTTTGATGTCACGCTCTCGACTGGTACAAGTTATAGTACTCGTCGTGTTGAAGCTGCTCAGTCCATGATGGATGCCGTCCAGGTCTTCCCTCAACTTATGACTGTCGCAGGTGATCTTATTGCTAAAGCTCAGGACTGGCCCGGTGCGGATAAAATTGCCGAGCGGTTAGAACAGCAGATGCAGCAGCAGGTTGACCCTGCACAACTCGCACAGCTTCAGCAGGAGTTCGCTAAGCTTCAGCAAGAGAATGCAACGATGAAGGCTGACACTGCACTCCAGCAGAAGAAGCTCGAAATCGATGTCTATAACGCTGAAACGCTCCGTATCCGTGCACTCTCTGATAACGAGGTCGACGGGAATAAGATGGAGCAAGACGCGATCCAAGCAATCATTGACGCCTCCGCTAAACTCGATGAACACGATATCCGTCGTGACGAAATAGAGGGACGTCTTGAGCTAGAGGACAAGAAATTGTCCCAGAAACCGACTCCGGGTAGTGCACCTACTCCGGGCAAAAGTCGCAACAGTGCAGCTGGTTAAGGACCACAAATGAGTGACGGTACCCAAATCGAAGACACCTCTGGCGAACAGCTAGACTTCGAAGATCTCGATAACTTTAGTTCTTCTTTCTTTGGCCAGAAGAAGGACGCACCTGAGGAGCCGGCCAAGCTCCCTGACGAGAGTGAAGAGAAGGACGATACGAGTGGTGACGTAATCACTGATGTCGAAGAAGACGAAACCGATGATTCCGAGGATACGGAGAATCATGACGATCAGGAAGAGGCCGAGAAGCCGGAACCTGAGGGCAAGAAGCCCAGTCGTTCACAGCAGCGTATCACTGAACTAAACACTAAGTACCGAGAAGCTGAGCGCCGTGAACAGGCTCTACTCCAGCGACTCGAAGCTCTAGAGAATGGTTCGAAGACTACGGAGCCCCCTGCTAAGGCGGCTGTCGATACTACCCCTACGCCTTCCGATCAGAACGAGGACGGGACCGACAAATACCCATTGGGTGAGTTCGATCCCGGCTTTATTCGTGACTTGACGAAGCATACCATTGCAGAAGCCCAGAAGGAAGCAGCTGACCAACGAAGTCAGACTGAAGCCAAAGAGCGACAGCAGCGGGAAGCTGAGGCACTTCAGACTGAGTGGAAGAACAAGGAGGTCCCCGCCAAGGAGCGTTATCCTGATTACGGTGAACGAGTCGCCTCGCTAGAGGATGTCTTCGCCGATATCGACCCCGCGTACGGAGAGTACATCGCACAGACGGTGATGGCTATGGACAAGGGTCCGGACGTCTTGTACTACTTGTCTAATCATCCTGATGAGGCACGATCGATCATTAACAGTGGTGGCGTCAAAGCCGTCATTCAGCTTGGTCGACTCGAAAGTCGCTTCATGGGTGAAGACAAACCCCAACCCAAACCGAAGGTATCGTCGGCTCCTACGCCCCCTCCTCAGAACAAAGGCTCTGCTGGCGGGAAGCGTTCGATCTCCCCTGATACTGACGATTTAGACGCTTTCGCATCAGAATTCTTTAAGCGAAAGTAATATAGGAAACCTTAAATGGCTGTTACTGTTGACCAGGCAAAACTCGTACTTAATTCGTTTGCCGCTATTTTTCAGAATAACCTCGTCTCGAAGGATCTCGTGACGTGGAAGAAGTTCGACTCCGAAATGAACGATCGTAACGGTCTTACCGTTGTCGAGCAGGTCGGCCCACGCTTCAATGTTACCCGCACGACCAGCGGTGTCCAGGACCTCAGCGCGGGTGTCCAAGACATGGTCTTTGGTTCGGAGCAGTATAAGCTTCAGGATACTTTCGGTAGCTCGATGGGCTACGGCGACTTCGTCAAGATCCGTGATCTCGGTGATGCTCGTAATTCGGAAGCTCTGAAGAATGCCGCACTGAACCTCAGTGAGAAGATCGATGCCTACATCCTCGGCTATGCTGCCCTTGCTTCGAATAACTGGACTGGTACGCCGGGTAACTCCGTCGCCAATTTCAATGACTTCGCCTCGGGTTACACTCGACTGAAGGAAGAGGGCATTCAGGACGTCGACGTCCGAGCAGTGTTGACGTATGCTGATTGGCAGGCCCTGGGTAACCAGATCACGCTGAACAACGCCAGCCTCGCCGACCTCGGTGAAGGTACGTATCGTCAGGGCTTTACGGGCCAGGTCGCCGGTATTCCGACGATGTTCACCCAGCAGCTCCCGACGCTCGTGACCGGTACCCGTACGAATGGTGCCGTTGCTGCGGGTCAGAACGTCAATTATAAGACGGTTGCGATCTCCCCGGCTCCAGGCCAGTACCTCAGTCAGCTCCTGAACGTCACGGGACTTGGTGCCGCTGCGACGATCAAGGATGGTGAGACCTTTACCATCGCTGGTGTCTTCGCCTATGACAACCGTCTCGGTGCTTCGCTTGCTCGTCTCCAGGAGTTCCGAGTGATCGGTGACACGACTGCCGACGGTTCTGGTGCTGCTTCGATCCGAGTCTTCCCGGCTCTGATTGTTCCGGGTGGTGGTATCACTGGTGACGCCGCGGTGAATACGGCACACGCTACGGTGACTGCTGCTCCGGCTGGTGCGCTGACTTGGAAGGTTGCAGCTTCGACTGCAGTTAAGCCTCGTCTCCTCATGAACAAGGCTGCTGTCGTCATCGCTACGGCAGACCTCATCACTCCGGCTACCGGTACGAGCCAGCGGAAGTCGCTGACCCAGATCCCGCTGTCGGTTCGGATGTGGACTGACTCGGTCTTCGCTACTGGCGAGCATCGTGTCCGCTTTGACGTCGCACTGTCGGCTAACATCGTCGACCGTCGTCGCATTACCCGCATCAGCGGTTCGTAAAATACTTCCCCGGGGCTCACTACCCCGGGGTATTTTCTATAGGGAGGGTACATGGCTAGAGGTTCTGCGTCCTATGTAACAGGACAAAAGGACGTTACGACGTCTACTACTATTCTGATCCCGGCTCGGCCTGGGAGAATCAGCGTAGTAATTTCCCCGATGACTACGGTCAACGCCTACTTCGGTAAGGCTGATGTCACTGCTCAGACTGGTCTCTTCAGTCAGGGCGGAGCACCCG